AACTTGAGCCAATATTTAAATGGTGGCAAGACACGATAAATAAACCATCAGAATTCAGAATAGGTTTTAGAGCAAATGAACAACGTAGAGCTAAAAGAACTTTAGACAAAACTAATGCTAATGGTTTTTTAGAAATGAAAGCTGTTATAGGTAAACGAAAAACAAGAAACAAATGGGGAATGATTGAATGGCAAAAACCTACATTTCCTTTAATAAAAGACAATATATACAAAGACAAAATAGAAGAATATTGGAAAGATAAGCCTGTGAGATTTGCTTGGATGAATAATTGTGTAGGATGTTTTCACAAAAACCCATTACTTATAAAAAAAATGCACTCTAAACACAAAAACAAAATAGAGTGGTTTGCAGGTAAAGAAAGAATAAAACACAATAAAGATGTTTGGTATAAAGACAAGAACTTATCATTTAGTGAAATAATTAAATGGGATAATCAAACAGAATTATTTGATGATGACTTTAATGATTGTGATAGTGGATATTGTGGTATCTAAAATTTATAATTATTACGTTATATAATTGATTAATCAATCTTTTTCAATTATGGATAAACGTATAAACAATGGTGGTAAGAGAGAGGGTGCAGGTAGAAAACCTAAGACAGAAGAAGTAAAACTAATAGAGAAACTTACACCACTTGAGCCTTTAGCATTTGAAGCTCTTAAAAAAGGTTTAGAGAAAGGCGACTTTAAATATGTACAACTATACTACAACTATGTAGCAGGTAAACCAAAAGAAACAAAGGACATACACATAAACGAAGATGTACCTTTATTTATTGATTAATGCAAGTAACCAAAACCTCAGCACTACTAAAACTAAGAGAACTTGACAAAAGAATCCGAATCATAAGAGGAGGATCATCAGCAGGTAAAACAATAGCAATCATAGCAATCCTTATAGACTATGCAATTCGAAACAAGGGAAAAGAAATAAGCATAGTAGCTGAATCTATACCACACTTGCGTAGAGGTGCTTTAAAAGACTTCTTAAACATCTTAAAAGGGTTGAATAGGTATGATGATAGAAAGTTCAACAAAAGTACCTTAAAATACGAATTTAGTAATGGTAGCTACATAGAGTTCTTTAGCACAGATCAGCCTGACAAACTAAGAGGCGCAAGAAGAACAGACTTATTTATAAACGAGTGTAACAATGTTAGCTTTGATTCTTACCAACAATTAGCAGTTAGAACATCAGGCAACATTTGGTTAGACTACAATCCTGCTAATTTATTTTGGGTAGACAAAGAACTAATAGGACAGCAAGATGCGAACTTTATAACCTTAACTTACAAAGACAACGATAGTCTACCTGAATCCATAATCAAGGAAATAGAGAAAGCAAGAGAAAAAGGTAAGACCTCAACGTATTGGGCGAATTGGTGGAAAGTGTACGGACTTGGTCAGATAGGTAGTTTAGAGGGTGTATGTATTCCTGATTGGAAACCTATAGACCAAATACCACAAGAAGCAAGATTACTTTGCTCAGGCTTAGACTTTGGATATTCTGTAGATCCCTCAACAATCATAAGACTATACAAATGGAATCACGCTTATATATTTGATGAGGTACTTTATAGAAAGGGTATGTTAAATAGAGACCTCAGCTACTTCATTAAACAGAACGAGATACGAGAACACATATACGCTGATAGTGCAGAGCCTAAGTCAATTCAAGAACTAAGAAACTATGGACACAAAGTATTCCCTGTAACTAAGGGTAGAGATTCTATAGTCTACGGAATCAACCTTATTAACCAAAACGAAATCTATATTACATCAAGTTCTAAGAATCTAATTAGGGAGCTGCAAGGTTATGTATGGGATAAAGACAAAGAGGGTAACAATCTACAAAAACCTACAGGTACACACCCTGATTGTATAGATGCTGCACGATACGCTTTAATGATGCAATTAAAGAATCCTAATAGAGGACAATACGCAATTAGATAGTTTCTAAAACTTTATTTTTTTACGTTATATATATATGAAAGTAGAGGTTTATATTCCTGATACTCTTAGCGAGATTACTTTAGGTCAATATCAAAAGTATCTAAAGATTCAAGAGAACAACGATGATGAGAACTTCTTAGCTATTAAAATGATAGAAATATTTTGTGGACTAAGAGGCGATACAATAATGGCTATGAAAGCTAAAAGCATCAAAGATATAACAATGATACTTACAGATATGTTTAATGAAAAACCTCAACTTGTAAAAGAGTTTAAATTAAATGGTAGAACTTATGGCTTTATTCCTAAGTTAGAAGATATGTCATTTGGAGAGTATATAGACTTAGACACCTACATAGGAGATATGGAAAATATACATAGAGCTATGAATGTACTCTATAGACCTATTAAACAAAAGTATGATGACAAATATCTAATAGAGGATTACACAGGAGATGATCCTGAGAAGATGAAGTCAATGCCAATGGATGCTGTATTAAGTTCCATACTTTTTTTTTATCATTTAGGGATGGAATTGTCGACAGTTATGTTGAACTCTTTGGAGGAGGACAAGGAAATGAACTTAGCGCAATATCTAACTTTGGAAGAAAATGGGGATGGTATCAATCACTTTTCGGTCTCTCTCAAGGAGATATTAGAAGATTTGAAGATATCACTAAACTGAACATACACACCTGTCTTTATGCTTTAAGTTTTATGAAAGACAAAGCAGATGCAGAATCAAAACAAATGAAAAGTAAATTTAACCGATGAATCAAGGAGTAAGAGGCTATTACCAAATCACAGACACCATTAAGACTAATCTCTTAAATGATGAGAATGTCAATACTGTAACAACAGGCGATATATTTGATATAGACTTATCTAAGCAGACAATCTTTCCTTTAAGTCATATAATAGTAAACAACGTAACGATCCAAGAACAAGTCCTCAACTTTAATATTACAGTTATGTGTATGGATATTGTAGATCAGTCAAAAGATGAGGTAACAGACATATTTAGAGGCAACAACAACGAGCAAGATATTATAAACACACAATTAGCTGTAGCAAACAAATTAGTAGGGTTATTAAGCAAAGGCGATTTATATAGAGACAAATACCAAATGGATGGAGATGCTTCTTGTGAGTTCTTTTATGAAAGGTTTGAAAATCAAATGGCAGGTGTAGCTTGTACGTTTAATGTATTAATCGCAAATGATATAAACGTATGCAGTTAAAAGAAACAAGAAACGCTTTAAACAACTTTGCTAAGTATGTTATAAAACAAGCAAGAACTAATCTAACTAAAAGCAAAAAAAATAGTTCTAAGAAACTATACAATAGCTTAGATTACAATATTAATGTAAGTAAAGATTCTATTAGTGTAATCTTTGAAATGGAGGACTATGGTCAGTTTCAAGATCAGGGTGTAAGTGGTAAGAAAACAAAATACAATACACCTTTTAGTTATAAGTCAAAAATGCCTCCTGCAAAGTCTTTTAGTGAGTGGGTTATTAGAAAGGGTTTAAAAGGAACAAGAGACAAGCAAGGAAGATTTATACCAAGAAAGAGTTTACAATACTTAATAGCAAGAAGTGTATTTATGTACGGAATAAAACCAAGTATGTTTTTCACTAAGCCTTTTAATGTAGGTTTTGAAAGACTACCAAAAGAGTTACAAGATAAATTTGGAATAGACATAGAAAACGCAATATAATGGCAAATATACTACTAAGAAGTCCTAAATATTTAACAATAACAACAGGCTCACATCTGTCAGCTAAGTTAGAGCTTACTATTGATGGTACATTACGTTACACTATTATAAAAAATGCTGTGAGCAACAGAACTGTATTTGAACTATCAACTTTATGTAGAGATTATTATGATCCTGATTATGGTGGAGCTTCAGGCTCTAACTTTGATACAGTAGCTATATCAGCAACTTGGTATGCTTATGATGCAGTAGATGGAGGAGGCAGTCAATTAGCAACATCAACTGTAACACACACAGGATTTTATGGATATACTTATTTTTCTTTAGGAATCGGAGGTAATGACATTGACCCTGATGATTACGAATTAACAAACACAGGCGATTCAAGAATTGTTTATTTGCCTGAAAACACAGCAAGTTTTGTATGGGATATGAACTTAGGCTCAACCTCTAAAACAACAATAAGCACCACAGCAACAAGCGTAACCTCAGCCTCAACAAATTATACTTGGACAATAGAAAGAATCTGTAGTGCTAAATATAGCCCTGTACAAATGAGGTTTATAAATAAGAATGGCGCACCACAAGACCTTTATTTCTTTTTAAAGTCATCTGAAAGTATGAACACAAGAAGCGAAACCTTTAAGAGAAATATATTCAAGTTTGCTACATCTAATTATGAAGAAGAAGATCATCAAACAACAGTATTTAACAAGACAGGTAAGAAACGATATACATTAAACACAGACTACATAGCAGAAGCATATAATGAAGTAATAGAAGATGTTTTATTAAGTGAATATGTGTGGATAAAATATGAATCTACTGATGGAAACAGATGGAGACCTGTAATCGTTAATACAAGCTCTTTACTTAAAAAGACATCATTAAACGATAAGTTAATTCAATATACATTAGAGGTAGAAGAAGCTAACGACATTATCAATAATATAGTATGAGGCGTGAAGTACAATTATATATACAAGATACTCGAGTTGATTTATTCCAAGATGAGACAATTAGTATCACAGATTCAATACAAAATATCTCAGATATAAGTAAGGTCTTTACACCTTTTTCTAAACAATTTAATTTACCTGCATCATCAACAAATAATAAGTTGTTTAAACATTATTACAATTTTGACATCACAGGAGGATTTGATGCAAGATTTAGAGTAGATGCAAGAATCGAAATAAATTATGTACCATTTAAGATAGGTCAAATAAGATTAGATGGTGTGAGTATGAAAGACAACCAACCTCATACTTATAAAGTAGTGTTTTTTGGAAAGCCAAGTGATTTAAAAGATATATTTGGAGATGAGGAATTAAATTCATTAAACCCTTTATCTACTTATGATTTTACTTATTCAAGTGGTGCTATAAATAATATGCGAACTGCATTTACTACAGGACTACAAAGTAATGTAACAGCAGCAACAAATCTATCTAATCGAAACATAGTATTGCCTCTTATTTTACTTAAAGAATATTATACTTATGATACAGGAAGTACAAACGAATTAAAGAATGTAAACTACACCAACTTACAAAAAGAGTTAAAACCTGCTATAAAACTAAAAAGAGTTATAGAAGCCATCGAAACCCAATATGATATAGATTTTAATATGACAGATGAGGGTAGTATTAAGACATTCTTTGGTAGTGATATGTTTGATGAATTATATCTTTGGTTACATAGAGAAAAAACACCTATTACAAAACCTGAAACAGACCCACCAACATTTGGAGTAGACATAACTACAAGAGGAAGAAAATTAACCTTTGCAGACTTTACATATAGTTCAGGTAGTGGAGATGTACTAACAGCAAACAAGTTAGTAGTTAATAAAGGAGAATCATACACTATTAGATTATCTCTTGACCCTAACACAACAAACAATACAGGGGAAATAATTGTAAAAGACAAAACGACAAACGAATTATTATACTACAGAGAAGATGTACCTTTTAGCAATACCTCAACGATTACTGTACCTCTTATGAATCTTACAAGTGGTAATCTTGACCAAAGAACATATGATATAGAGTTTAGAATTAATTGTCAAGTAGATGTTAGCTTTGGTGCATTAACGACAGGTATGCGAATTACTAAAAATGGCGCAACAGTACACGACTATAGTAACTCTGCATTTAGTTTAAGCGACTTTCTTTTTATACAAGATTATTTGCCTAAGATGAAAGTATTAGATTTTTTAACAGGCTTATTTAAGATGTTTAATTTAGTTGCTTATACTAAAAGAGGTAGCTCACAAATATATGTACAGACATTTGATGACTATATGACTTTAGGAGTATCAAGAGACATAACAAAATACGTTGATATAACACAAAGCACAATAGACAGACCTGTGCCTTATAACAGAGTAAACTTTAAATATTCTAACCCTGTTACACAAACAAGTTTGAGATTTATAGCTCAGTTTAGTCAAGTATTTGGAGACCTTAGATATTCTGCTCCTGAAAAATATGATGGTAAAGAGTTTAATCAAGAAGTGCCATTTGAGAGAAGTGTATTAATAAACCTACAAGACCATAACGGAAACCAAACAAACAATGTAATAGGTTGGTGGGCAGATGAAAGTGGCAACACAGCATTAGGCAAACCTTATATATTTTTTAATAGAGTAGTAGATTCAAGCACTTATACAGTAACCTCATCACACTTAACAAGTTATAATGCACCCTCAAACGTATCTACTGATGAAAACCACACACTTAACTTTGGTGCTGAATATGATGAGTTTAATGGAGATGTAAACACTAATAGTTTGTTTAGTAGATTTTATCAGCAGTACATTGAGCAATCATTTAATCTTAAAGGTAGAATCATAAAAATATCAGCGCAGTTGCCTGTAAGTTTTATTTTAAATTATAGTGTAAATGATATTATAGTAATTAATGGTCAACAGTATTACATAAATAGTTTAACTACAAACTTAGCAACAGGCAAATCAGAATTAGAACTTATAGTAAAAACATTAACCTATACAAATAGTGTACTAACGTGATAAAGAATATATTAGACTTATTGCCTTATGCAAAAGGCGAAACAGAAAACATAAGAATAGCACAAGGTAAATATAAGTTTCCTGAAAGTGTAAAAGAAGCATACAACAATTTTAAAAACGAATTATGGCAAAACAAGTAGTAGTAGATTTAAAAGCAAATACAGGGGATGTACAAAAGGGGATGGATAAATTAGCTGATGCTATTTCAGACCTTAATCAAGCTCTTGGGGGTTTTAATGAAGATGCAGAAAAAGGTTTAGAGGATGTTGCCGATGCAGCTAAAAAATCTGAAAGCAGATTTAAAAAATTTGGTAAAACCCTTAGTACAATCGGAAAGGCAGGTGGTATTATATTCTTATTAACCAAAGCATTTGACTTTTTTAAAGAAGTGTTAGGTCAAAACCAAACTGTCGTAGATGCAACTGCTACAGCTATGGAATTTTTATCTTTAGCCTTTAATGACTTTTTTAAATTTTTACAAAACAATGTAGGTACAGTTACAGAAACCTTTACAAAGTTTTTTGATGATCCTTTAGAATCTATTAATAATTTAAGATTATCTATACAAGAGGGAATTATAAAAAGAGTAAAACAAGGTATAGAGGCTCTTGGTCTTTTTGGGAAAGCAGCAGTAAAGTTTTTTCAAGGCGATTGGGCAGGTGCATCAGAAACAGCTAAAGAAGCTACAAAAGAGTTATTTGATGTTGTAACAGGCGAGGAGGGTGGTTTTGAGGCTGTAAAAGAAACAATAACAGGTACTGCTAATGCTATAACAGAATATGCGAAATCTACATTTGATTCTGCTAAGGCTAATGTTGAATTGCAGAAAACTGCTGAGTTGGGTATTGCACAAAACAGAATAATTTTAGAACAAAAAGACAGAGAAGCTGAAAAGCTAAGACAAATAAGAGATGATGAGGCAAGAACTATAGAAGAAAGAATAGAAGCTAACAACAAACTTGCTGAGGTATTAAATGAACAAGAGAGATTAATGTTAGCTAACGTAGATGCTTTAATTGCATCAGCACAAGCACAATTTGATAAAAACGCAACACAAGAGAATCAAATAGCATTATTAGAAGCACAAGCAGAAAGAGAGGGTGTACTTGCACAGATAGAGGGTTTTAGATCGGAGCAATTAGTAAACATAAATTCTTTAGAAAGAGAAAGACAAGATTTAATAAAAGAAGCTGCCGATACTGAAAAGCAATTAGCCGATGAAGCATTAGCAAGAGATAAAATGCTACAAGAACAAAAGGTAGCAAATTTAAAAGGTGCATTATCTAATATAGCAACAATAGTAGGGGCTAATAGTAAATTTGGAAAAGCTATAGCAATAGTACAAGCAATTCAAGATACTTATGCAGGTGCAAACAAGGCATTAGCGCAAGGTGGTATATTTGGATTTATAGGAGCAGCAGCAGTTATTGCAGCAGGTATAGCAAACGTAAAACAAATTACAGCTTCTAAATCTCCAAATCCACCATCATCATTAGGAGCAAGAACAACACCTGAGCCAACACCAAGTATACCTGCGACAACCACACCATCACTACCTCCACAATTCAATACAGTAGGAGCAAGTGGTACAAATCAATTAGCTGAATTATTAGGAGGTCAAAAACCACCAAGAGCTTATGTAGTATCAGGCGATGTAAGTACAGCACAAGAATTAGACAGAAATATTGTAAGTAGTGCAAGTTTAGGATAAACAAAAAAATAAATTAATACGTTATACATATATGAGAATCGTTGAACT